AATATATTAAAGATTACTATACCTGCGCCAGTGACGGATTGTTCACGCTCGCCACTCCAGTACTCGCTGGCTTGGGTACCCCTACAAAACAATTCAGCAGTTGTGTGCTGATTAAAAGTGATGATGACTTAGATAGTATCTTTGCATCAGGAGAGATGATGGCCAAGTACGCTAGTAAGCGTGCTGGTATTGGCTTAGAGATAGGTCGTTTGCGCCCCTTAGGGAGTCCTATACGAGGCGGGGAAATCATGCACACTGGTATGATCCCCTTCCTTAAGAAATGGTTTGGAGATTTGCGATCATGTAGTCAAGGTGGTATACGTAACGCCAGTGCTACAGTGTTCTATCCAATTTGGCATCATCAGTTTGATGATTTGATCGTATTAAAGAATAATCAAGGTACAGAAGAAACTCGTGTACGTCACATGGACTATGGTGTTGTACTTAACGCAATGTTCTGGAGACGTTTTAAGAACAAAGAAAATATCACATTCTTTGACCCTAATGAAGTGCCTGATCTATACGAAGCATTTTATAAAGATACAAAACTGTTTGAAGAGTTGTATGTTAAGTATGAGAAACAAAAAGGTCTTCGTAAAAAAGTCCTATCAGCTGAAGAAGTATTCAAAGGTGGCATCTTAAAAGAACGTACCGACACTGGTAGAATTTATCTTGTGTTCATTGACAACGTAATGAAGCAAGGTCCATTTGATCCTGAATATCATACCATCTATCAAAGTAATCTGTGTTGCGAGATTTTACTACCCACTAAGAGTTTTAAACGCTTAGATGACGCTGCTGGTCGCATTGCCCTGTGTACATTAGGTAGTATAAATTGGGGTGCTTTCCGCAATCCAGAAGACATGCGACGTGCTTGTCGCATCTTACAACGTAGCTTGTGTAACATCTTAGATTATCAAGATTTCTTAAGCATACAAAGTAAATTAAGCAATGATGAAATCCAACCACTAGGTATTGGTATCACCAATCTTGCTTATTGGCATGCTAAAAAGAATCTACGCTATGGCGAGAAAGATGCACTACAAGAAGTCAAGACATGGATGGAGCATCAGGCATTCTTCCTAACAGAAGCCACAGTGGAACTTGCTAAAGAACGTGGTCCATGCTTGGACAGTGAACACACCAGATATGGTAAAGGATACTTCCCCTGGGAGAATCGTGCTCGAGGTGTTAACAAACTAGCAGACTTTACTCCAACACGTGAATTAGATTGGGAACAGTTAAGAAGTGACATGCGAAGCTATGGTGTGCGTAATGCTACACTGATGGCTATTGCCCCTGTTGAAAGTTCAAGTGTTGTGATTAATTCAACCAACGGTATTGAAATGCCAATGAGTTTAATTTCAGTTAAAGAATCAAAAGCAGGTAGCTTTATACAAGTAGTACCAGAATACAATAAATTAAAAAATCGTTATCAACTCATGTGGGAACAAACTGACTGCGATGGTTATTTAAAAACTGCGGCAGTGCTAGCGGCTTATGTAGATCAAAGTATTAGCACAAATACTTTCTACAATCCAGCACATTGGGCAGATCGTAAAGTGCCAAGCACACTAATTGCTAAAAACTTAATGCAGGCACATGCTTGGGGGATCAAGACATTCTACTACAGCCTGATCAACAAACAAGGTGCAAAAGCAGATGCAGAAATTGCACCAACATTAGCAGCACAACCAGATGAAACCGATGAAGATTGCGAGGGATGTAAACTATGAGTAAAGAACAATATAATTTAAGTACTAAAACAAACTATCTACAACGTAAGATGTTCCTGGATCCAGCTGGTCCTGTGACTATCCAACGCTTTGAAGAAGTAAAATATAACAAGATTGCTAATTTTGAAACTACAGCACGTGGATTCTTTTGGCAACCAGAAGAAGTCAGTTTAACTAAAGATTCACAAGATTTTAAAGATGCCAGTGATGCTGTTAAACATATCTTTACCAGCAACCTACTGCGTCAGACAGCCTTAGACAGCCTACAAGGTCGCGCACCTAATCAAGTATTTGGACCAGTAGTAAGTCTACCAGAACTGGAAGCGTTGATTAGTAATTGGAGTTTCTTTGAAACTAATATCCACAGCAAGAGTTATAGTCACATCATCCGTAACATCTACAACGTGCCTAAAGATGTATTCAATACAATACACGATACACAAGAAATCGTAGGCATGGCAAGTAATATTGGCAACTATTATGATAAGTTACATGTGATCAACTGTCGTAAAGAAATGGGCAATAAGATAGATGAGCGTGATCACATCAAAGCCATATGGCTTGCTCTACACGCTAGTTATGGTTTAGAAGCATTCCGCTTCATGGTATCATTTGCTACAAGTTTGGCCATGGTGGAGAATAAGATCTTTATTGGTAATGGTAATATTATTAGTTTAATTTTACAAGACGAACTGCTACACAAAGAATGGACGGCTTTCTTAATTAATCAAGTGGTTAAAGAGGATCCACGCTTTGTAGACGTCAAAGCAGAATGTGAAGCTGAGGTTTATCAAATGTATCTCGATGTTATCGGTGAAGAAAAAGCCTGGGCAGACTATTTGTTTAAGCTAGGTCCAGTGATTGGACTCAATGCTGCCATCTTAAAAGAGTTTGTAGACTACACAGCAGTAGGCGCACTTAAAGAAATTGGTATTAAGTATAATAACCCTGCACCTAAGACCACACCTATACCTTGGTTTAACAAACACAGCGATACAAGTAAAAAACAAACAGCCTTACAAGAAAACGAAAGTACTAACTATGTCATTGGGGTTATGGGTGACAGTGTCGAGTATGATGATTTACCGGAGTTATAAGATGTTAACAGTATACAGTAAAAATTATTGTCCATTCTGCGATAAGGCCAAGCATTTATTAACAACAAAAAATATCGCATATACAGAAATTAAGATTGATGAAGATCAAGAAGCACGTGAGTGGCTGATCGCTCAAGGGCATCGTACAGCACCACAGATCTATAAAGGCGATGAACTATTTGTAGAAGGTGGATATCAAGGATTAGTGAAATTATCAGATGAGGAATTATTCAATAAACTAGGGGAAATCAATGCTTGAAAAAACAGGATATGCTAAAGATACAGTAGTATCATTTAAAATAGTCAACGGTGATGAAATTGTTGCTAAAATAGTAGAAGAAAATGCTAACGGATTTGTTATTAATAAACCAACAACAGTCATGCCTAGTCAAAAAGGACTAGCATTGATGCAAAGTTTATTTACTAGCGACTTAAATAAGAATATAGTATTGGATAAGAAACATGTAATGATGCATAGTCCTACAGTTAAAGATGTAGAAGACTATTACATACAAACTACTACAGGTATTCAACCTGTAAGTAATGGTAAAATTATAACATAGGGTAGTAATAATGGGTGACCAAACCACAGCTGATAAGATAGTAACAGCTAAAGCAGGAACGGTAGTAGCAGAAGGTAAAAAACTAACATTAGCTACTGCTAGTGGAAGCCTTACCCCATCAACAATCACCGCTATGGTTGGTATACATAACGGAAGCGCATTAAAACTCGCCCCAACGGTTGAAGCAGCCAATTTAACTATTGCTAATAAGATTAACTCTTTAAGATCTACAGGAACCAATAATCCTACTTTACAGTTAGTGGGAAATATTACTGCTAATATTGGTGATTATCTGATACAATCATTGGTAGCAAATCAAATTACTTTTAGTGGTCCGATCAAGGCTAACGTGGGTGAATATGTAACACAGACGACTGTTGTTAATCGTATTAATTTCAGTAACGTAATTGTGGCTACTCCGGGTCAATATATTACACAGACTACTTCGGGTGCTAATGCTGTGGTAGTAGCTACACCATTGAGTTTATCATTGGCAAATTTATTAAGTATATCATATACTACTCCTAATGTGTTTATCTTATCTTCAGGCAATGTATATATTGGTGGGATTGATGCAAATGTCTACCCAACAAACACTTCTGCAAATATTACGCAGTTTGCTAATGCCGCAGTTATCCCCGGAAATAATTCTGGAAATATACTTTTTATATCATATCTTAATGCAAATGTGTTTACATTATCATTCGGGAATATTATAGCAAGTCCTTGGACCGGCAATGTCTATCTTGGGGGTATTGACGCAACTGTTAATTCAACAATCACTTCAGTGGATACTTCATATATTGCTAATGCAGCAGTGCTAACACAAACAACTAATTCATCTGTTGTAGAAATCAGATATGTAACGAGACCAAATGTGTTTGTATTAGGTTCGGGGAATATACAATATTCAGGAAATTTAACTATATTGGATGGTCGCGGCAATGTTATTTTATATCCAAATATCAGTGCTAATGCTTACCCATCATCGATCATATATCCAGGCGACTCAGATTTTGCTAATATATCTCAATCTGCACTTTCTAATTTAAAATCTCTACAAGATCAAATTTTACCTGCAGGTAATCATGCAGCTTTTGGCGCATTTTTAGCACAGGCACAGGCACATATCAATGATGCTAGAGATTTAAGAAATACAACTAACTTTATTTCTAATAGTAATTTCAGAGATTTTGGGTCTGGTATCACTAATGTACAGAGCTTAACAGATCAAGGATTAACCGGAACATTTGGTAGCTTACCTGCTGCTGGGGTAGCAATGACAGCAACAGGCACAATGTTTAATGGCATAGATTCTAAGAATATCGGATCACCAGCTGGTATAGTAGAAGCCTTGAATAATAATAAACTAGCCAATGCAACAGGTGTAAATCAAAAATTAGTCAATGCAGGTGTTGATTTGAATGACTTAAATAATCCTGTTTACAAAACACAGATATCTCAGGTGC